CTATGTTCTAAAGAGTGATATAGTAAAATGTATTTATACTAAAAGATTTAGGGGGTATCTTGAAAGAAAAACATTATTCAAATGCTTACTTGACTAACACCATATCACTCTCTATTCACATTGTAACATTTTATTTAAAAATTGTCAACACTATCTAAGATAACTCTCAACATTTAAGTTTGTATTTCTTAATTCTTGTTCTTTCTTTTCTATGCTAGAGTATTTATCAACATAAGCCTTAATTATATCTCTAAGTCTTTTTTGATAATTCTTGCCACAAAGCCTCTTAAATTCTTCAAGCAAGTCACTTTCTATACGCATATTCAAATTCGAATTTAATCGTGCCATACCGTTATTCCTCCTGTTAGTTAAATAATATGTTGCTTACGTTGTATTCAAGCTTGCTATTATCCCTAACACATTTGTTGATGTAGCGATTTGTTGTAACAAGTGATTTTTGATGAAGAGTGTCTTGGATAGTTCTTGTGTCTGCACCATTTTGATAAGCTATAGTTGCAAAACTTCTTCTAAGGCTATGACATGATACTCTATCTTCATCTATGCCATTGTCTTTGAATATTTTTTTGATTATACTTCTAATGGTTTTATTAGTTACTCCTTGCCCTTGATTATTGTTGCTAGTAGATATAAATATATAACCACTACTTCTATTACCAATATAATTATAAAGGTCATCAATTACTTGTGGGGATAACTTATTATACTCACTTTCATCATCTCTCTTTTTACATTTAACAAATAATACTACTTCTCCATTGTAAGTTTTGATGTTTTCTATTTTCGCAGTGGCGATTTCGTTTGCTCTCAAACCAGTAGAACAAGCAAGACTGAATATTGCCTTTTCCCTAAGGTCAGTTATACCATTATAAATACTTTTTAATTTCTCAGCAGAGATAATTTGAGTTTTAGGAAGTACTGATGTCCTAACACTCTTCACATCTCTAGTAATATTTTCATACAAACCATTTAACTCTAAATACTTAAATAAAGCCCTTACAGCAGTCATATATGTATTGATAGTATTAATAGTCATGCTACTCTTTAATTCGTCTCTATATGCCTTAAAATTAATTCTAGTGGGGTTATTTATGTTGTGCTTTTTTAGATAAGCCATAAAATTTAATATTCCCACTCTATAAGCCTTTAATGTTAACTCGTCTACGTCAACAAATTCCTCAAAACTTTCTTGTGCTTTGGATAAATCCACATTCTTAAATACAACTTCATTTTTCATTTTCTATTTCTCCTCTTACGTTCAATATTGTAACACATTCTTTTATAAATGTCAATACAAATTTAAAAAAGAATACTATTTCTTAGTACTCTTCTTTTTACTTGCTTTTGCTTCTTCCTTTTCTAGTTCTTTCATAGCTAGGTCAGCAAGCATATCTGTTAATTCATCTAATGATTTGTCTAGGCTTTCTTTTACTTCTAAAACTTTCTTCTTAGCAGTCTTTCTACCTATCATGGTGTCAATGAAATTAATGATTATTGATATTAAAACAGTAATACCAGTTAGATATAAGCAAATCATAAATATGTCTTTTAAGATTTCCATAATGCCTCCTTTCTATTAGAATGGTAAATCTACATCATAGTCGCCTCGACTACCATCTAATTCATTTATATCAAAGTCCTCTTTGGACTGATTATACTCGTCAAATGCTCCACTATCAATGTTAACTATCTCGTATTCAGCAATAAACAAACTCCATTGTACATCATAACTATTCTTTGGTTTGTACCCATTCTCAAACATATCAATTATTTTTATTTGAGTTCCATCTGGAATGTCTGTATCTTTGGGGAAAGATAGTTTCTTTTCAAGATGAATTTCAGTACCATCTTGAAGTTTTTGTCTAACAGAAGTGCTATAGAAAGTATATTCTCTAACATCTTTTCTGTTGACAGTGATAGTATCTCCTAGCATGATTTTATAAGGTCTCTTTACTTCTTCTTCCATTATTCTTCATCTCCTGTAATTATTCCTAAAGCCATTTGAAGTCTTTTTTCTAATGTGAATAAATAATCTTCCATACTAGATAATTGTTCTCTCATTGTATTTATTTCTAATTTTTGAGTTTGTGAACAAGTATCTTCTATTTGCTCTAGTTGGTCTAAATATAACCTTAGTTTAGTCTTTCTAATCAAAAGTTCAGAATATTCTGTTAGTAGTCTCTGATTATGTAATTTTTTATCTACTTCCATTAATCTTTCAACTCCTCATAAAACTTATTGTGCCTTTTATATACTTCTTCTTTGATGTCATCTATTTCTTTAAGCTTCTTAGAAAATTCATCTTTGTTAGTAGCATTATAAATTTCTCTATATCTTTTAGATAACCCATTGATTAGATGTGTAGTTTCAACATCTTTCATTGGGGTTTTAGTTCCATCACTTGATGTGTAATACTTTTCTTCCATTTTATTTTCCTCCTTTGTATAAATGTTTATAGTCTATTTTGTTTTTAGTAAGCAATGCTTTTAGTTTTTTTATTTCTGCATTCTTACTATCTAGTTTTACTTCTAGGTCTAATATTTGGTCTCCAATAGCCTTGTTTTCTTCCATTAATTGTGATATTTCAAGGCTATAAGTAGTAAAATCATCTTGAGCTTTTTTTAATTCATTGATAGCATTATTTCTCTCATCAACAAGATTTCTCCAATGTTCTCTAGTCACTATTTTTATCATTTTTCTATTTCCTCCTCTAACATTATTAATTCTACATCTTTTCTTTTTAATCCAAACCCTTTCCACTTCCATTCAGGGTCATCATTAGCCCTATCTACCCCTTTTTTTATTAAGTCTACAAAATCAGAACTAAATACTATTACTTTGTTTATATTTAACATACATATTATACGAGGTTGCCTTTCTACTAAAAGGAAAGGTTCTATACTTTGTGGGTCAATTTCATTAGCCTCTGCAAATGCTTCTTTTTCTTCGTTAGTTCTAAAAATTATACACGTATGTGTACCGTTCTCCCACGGTTTAAGTCTGTGCCAAAAGATTACCTTATACCATTGTCTTATCCATTCACGCTCTTTTTTTGATAATTCTTCCATTATTTCTCCTCAAATAGTCCTAGTTCTTTAAGAGTGTATCTTTTTTCTAATTCCATGCTTTTGTACATAGTATTCGCTTTGAAAAATGGTAATTTTATGTCATCTCCTTTAATTTCTATCCAAATATATTCTTCTAAACTATTCCCAATTTTTTCAATATATTTCACCTTATCTCTAAAAGGTCTTATAACTCCCTCTAGGTATCTTTTTTCTTCTTCATCAAGTATTTCTGGTTTGCCAATATAACCATTTACTACATCAATTGTACCTGTAAAATCATTTGGTAGTTTCTTGAAGAATGTGCCAGATACTTTTTTTTCAATTCTATTTAATGGTAAAATCATACCATCTTTTGTTTCAAAACATTTATAGTCGTCATAGTGTAGTTCAAAACCAGTATTAGGTTGAATACAAAAATCTGATATTTGCACAATTTTTCCAGCATAATTTGTTGATAAAATTGATTTTTTCAATAATACTAAATCCCCCACTTTATATATTATCCCATTATAATTAAAATATTTACCAATTCTATCTTTATTAAAAATCTTCATTTTCTCTCTCCTTTTCTTTGTGTTCGTGAATAAATGTATAATTCACTATATTATTTTTTTGTAGCCAATTAATAGCACTCAATTGACTTAAATGCGTATTTTTTACACGTTCATAATGACTGAACCTATTTTCTAATTTATCTTCTTCTATCTTTCTATTAAGTTCTTCTTCATCAAGGTAATTTGCTTCAATTAAAGCGTAATCATAATCTTTAGCCTCTATATGGTCTACAGAGGCAGTGTCAACTATGTAGATTAATTTATAACCATTTTGGTCTATCTTTAATGCACAATTTGATTTGTCATGAATAAGATATTCTAATCTAACTTTGCACAAGCCTATGTCATACCACTTCTCAAGTTCTAAAGCAAACACGTTCTTTTTAGCCACACCTAACTCTACTAAATGAGGTGCATTGACTTGATTAGTTATGAACTTAATATTTGGTTTCTCTAGTGCTATTTTCTTAATACATGAGTTTAAACAATGGTCAGAATGCAAGTGTGAAATAAATATAATCTTAATGTCTTTCAAATATGGTTTAATCTTCTTGTAAGGTATTCCCATATCTAGGCATATACCATTTTCTAGTATAATAGCATTCCCTGAACTACCACTTGCAACTATATTACTTTTCACACTCACTCACTTCCTCATCTAAAAATTCCCAATGATAACCGCCTGCCGTTTTTCTTACTTTACGGCAACATTCACTTATATGAGTTATTCCTGTTTTTTTAATAGCCAATGCAGCACAAGCATATATCTCACCTGTTTCCACACAAATAACTCTTCTGTATTTTTCACTTGGCATTGATTTTAATTCAATTAGTGTATCGCAAATGTTTAAATCAAATTCATCATTGTAATATTGCCAGTGCAACCCAGATGTTGATTTTAATTTTCCTGTGCAACATGAACTTATAGACGCAGCATTGCAATTTTTAGCAATGGCGGCTTTAGCAACTGTATCAAAAACTTCTCTAGTCTCTAAGCAAATCACTTTTCTGCCAGGAGGTGGGATTAAATTGGTTAAAGTAATTTTGTTTTTATCTTTCAAAAACACGAAATGTTTACTTTACAAGTATTTCTTTCTCCACGGCAAACCCTATATGCTCCACCATATCCCACTTTTTTTAGTGCTTTAAGGCTATTATATACTTTCTTTTCTTCTATACAATAAATAGGAATTGTTTTCGCTACGCTAGTATTTTCTCTTTGCTTTTTTGTGAATTTATAACCTTTTGTAGTATATCCTCCACCAAGAGAAATATTATACCCTTTCTTTGTATTTGTCGTATCATAGAAAGCGATTAATTCAATTTCTTTTTGTTCTGCTTCTTCTTGGGTTAAACCCTCAAATAAAATCTCGTGTTCTATATTATTCCAGCCATATTTATGAATTGCTTTGTTGAATAACCTATTATTTCTATATCCTAACCCATTTTTACCCCATCTTAATTCTGGTGCAAGTGATGTAATACCAATATATCTTTTGCCATTAGGGGCAGTATGCATATAAACAGTATAATCATTCATTTCCCTCACCTTTTAATCAATATCATCTAATGTCTTAGGCGTGTCTTGTACTTCCACTGTGACGGCTTCTTTGATGTCATCATTTGTTTGAGGATTATCAACATATTCACAACTTCCGTCCTCTCTAATTATTGATGTATCTTTTTCGTAAGCATTTTGTATTTCTGTAGAAAGTATTCCCCATTTGCTTATTAATCTACGCAAGACGGTTTTTAAACTTTGGCTATCAAAATCTTTATACCAGAATGAACTATACTTCCACATATCCTTTTCTGGAATTTGACCTGCTAATAATTTTTCATAATCTTTTTTATTAAATGCCTTAGAATAAGTATCAGCATGATTAAGCATTTCTTCTTTAGACATATAGACCGTTTTAGTAAAGCCATTATTCATTACAAAATAAGCCATATAGCCAATTACTGGTTTAGAAAGTCTTGCAACTTCATCTTCAATAAATTCAAACTTGAATTTTCCAGTCTCTTTGTCTCTGCCTTTAAATTCTCCCTCATGGATTTCAAATGCGTCAAGGTCTTTATATAGACCACTCTTTATTAGCATAGAAATATAGCCTTTATATCCCATTGTGAATACGGCTTCTGTAGTTCCTGTATTTTTGTTTTTATACCCAACCAGATAATATTGACCTAATTGTGGGCTAGGGCTTAACCCTAAGGCTTCTCCTACTAATGCCCCACTTATTATACTTTGTGGAGTGCATTCTTGTAATTGTGAGTTAGTAGCAACTGCACTACTTATACTTGCTATAAATCTAGTTGCTTTGTTAGGGTCTCCTAATGTGTTGTTAATAAGTCTCTTATATGCGTCACTTTGGATAACCACTGAAAATTTTGGTTTACTTTGTGTTACTGCATTTGTCATTATTTTCTATTTTTCTCCTTTCTTGTAACCTTTTTTTCTTGTTTTTCAAGGTATTTAAGTTTCTTTTTATCTTCTTCTTCCATAATTCTTGTACATCTTTTAATTTCATTAAACAATACCTTGTTTTTTAAATCTAGTTGATGGTAATGTATAATACTTACTAATCTAGCAATAGCAACAATTGCTTCATTAGTATTGGTATCTTTAAAATTGCAAGTAGTCTTTTCATCATTTACTTCAACTCTTATCATTTGTACTCTATCTCCTTTTCTTTCATAAATTCTTTTAATTCTCTTAGTTTAGTTCTAGTAGCCTTAACTGTGAAAGTTATTTCAAGTTCTTCCTCTTCAACCACTTCAACTGGTTTAATAATCTCTTCAACTTTCTCTTCAATTTTTTCTTCTTCCTTAACAACTTCTTCAACTTGTTCAAGTTTCTTCTTTAAAGCTTCTTTTTCTTTGTTTCTGTTGATAATAGTTAATCTAGCTTGAACATAATCAAATCCATTTTTTTGATATTCAAGAAGTATATCTTCTCTAAATTCTTCGGAAGCAATACACATCATATCATCATTAAGTTTTTTACAGAATTTGATAATCTCTTCTTTAAGGCTTTTTAGGCTATTTGAAAGGTCAATTTTAATAGGCACTTGGTCTATGCTAGATATTAATTCTTCAACATGATAGAACTCTCTATATTGGTCTAAGAACTCTTGTAATTCATCACGTTTTTCATTGATTTGTGCTACTTCAATGTCTTTAACTTTTATGTCTAAAGTATCAATGCTACTATCAAGTAACCCTTTAATTTTTTTGTTGTAATAATCTTCAAACTCTTCGTAAGGTTTGTTGATTTCTTTTTTAATTTCCTTTCGTTTGTTTTCAAAACTAGTTTTCATTGCTCTTAGTTTTTGTAAATTCTTTTTAACTTCTTGTTTGTTTTCTTCTGTGCATTCAACTAAGTCAATGTCTTTAGTCATGTTAGTAATAATCTCACTTGCTACATCTAGTTGAGAAAATATCTCTGGTAGTTGTTTAACTACTACTAAATCGTTAATATTAATATTTTCTTCCATCATTTACCTCCTCTAGTAATTTAATTATATAATTATTTTTCTTTTTTGTCAATACACTTATATTTAGTTTTTTTAAGCATATGTTTTAGCATAACGTAATCATCTGCTTTTTCAGCATTATCCTTTTTGCAAGCCAAGAACCCCTCTGTCATCATTCTTCTTGCAAATTCAATTTCGTCATTTTTTAATAATAAAACTTTCATTTATTTCCTCCATTCTTTGACACTCTTTCAAATATCTAAGCCCAAAAGAAGTATTTCTTGCACCACCACGACATTTAGGTACAATTATCTTTATTGGCTTTTCAAGTGATTGGCTATCTTTTAGCTCATCGTGAATTAGAAGTATAGTATCTGCACTTTGCTCTAATTCTCCACTATCTTTTAAGTCTTTCATAGTTGGCATATCAGTACCATTTCTGTTGATTTGAGCTATCAAGAATATTGTGACGTCATAGTCCTTTGTTACGTCATTAAGCATTCTTGTTATCTCACCAATTCTGTCTTTATCGCTTTGCCCAGCTTTATTAGATACATAACCCACATAATCTATGAAAACTATTAAGTGTTCATCTTTTTGTTCTTTAATAATTTTGCTTATAAGACTTTTAATATTCTTACTACCATTAACAATTTCGTAATTAAGTTTATAAATCTCTTCTGCATTTTGTTTAATCAAACTATCTTGATAATCAGTTTCGGGTTTTATAATATTTGCTATTTTAATTCTACTATGTATTCCAATTATCCTCTCATACACTTCTTCTTTGGTCATTTCCATGTTGAAATATAAGCATTTATAGTTACTAGCTAAATCAACGAATAGGTTAAGTGCTAGAGCTGATTTGCCCTCACTAGGTCTAGCTGCAATTATGTTAATTGTGTTTTTCTTGATTTTAAGTTTTTGATTAAGCACATCAAATCTGTTAAATTTAATTAATTTGTCTTTGCCTCTGATTAACTTAAGCATTTCATCAGGAGTTAACTTATCGTGAGTATCTTTAACAACTAAGTTTTCTTTCTCTAACTCTTTGATTTTTAAAACAAAATCTCCAGAAGATATCTTGCCATTTTTGTACTTATCAGCAAGTTCTGTTAATTTAGTGTCTATGTATATCTCTTCTAATCTTTCTTGGTATTTATAAAACATTGAGAAATTTGGGAACAAGATAGAATGTTCTGCGTAGTAGTTCATAAACTTGTTTTGTTTATCTTCGTCTTTAAGTAAGCTTAGTAATAAATCCATATCAAGGCTTTGTTTAACAGAGTATGCTCTTTTAAGAAAATGTATCATTCTTCTATTCTCAGGATTTAAGAATACACATTCTTCAATAAAGAGTTCTTTAATCAATTCTTCTTTAGCAAATATCATTGCGATGACAGTGCTTTCTAAGTCTAAACCATTTTCATAACCAGTATCATATTCCATACGACACCTCAATATGGTAAATCTTCATCAGAAAAAACCATTTCTTCGTTTCCACCACTATATTTATTAGCCTTTACTATTCTATTCTCTTCTTTACTATACTTTACTATTCTATTCTTTTCTATTCTTTTCTTTTCTGTGTATACCACTGGTATACCACCTGGTATACCAAGTTCTTTTTCCTCTAAAGTATACTCCCCATTTTGCTTTATAGATAGTTGATTTTTTTCGTCAATATACTTGGTTTCATTATATCTATCACTTCTCAAATAGTTATTAATTCTCCAATGTTTAATAACTATAACTCCACTATCAAATGGTATGATATAACTCTTTGCTATCAATAATTTTAAATCATCTTCTTTTTTTCCAGTCATTCTCATTATTGATTTCCAATTATCAACAAAACCATCATCATCTGCTTCCATGCTTAAGTGGAAGTATAAATTTTGTGTGCTATCTGGCATTTCTAAAAAATTGTCATTATTTGTTATCGTCTTGTCAAACATTCTCTTTTGAGCCATCTCTCATTACCTACCTTTCTCTTAATTCAAAATAATCTTCAATTTTTGCGTCTGTTCCAATAATAGCAACTATGTCTTTGGCTAATCTTTTTGAACAATGTTGTTTTCCTTGAAGAATTAAAGATAAGTAAGCATACCCACATTCTAATAACTTTTCTGATACATATTTAATTTTTCTTCCTTGAAGTATATCATCTCTACGTTCTGCTTTAAACCATAAATACATCTCAATACCTCCTCTCTATTTTGTGTAATTTAAGTGTATCATGTTTTTAAAGCAAAGTCAACATAAAAATAACAAAAAAGAAGAATTATTTTTCTCCTTTTAATATGTAATCTATAATTTTTTCATATCTTACTATTTTTTTCTTTAATTCTTCTTTTTCTTCATCTATTTTCTCAAACTCTTTGGGAACAATACTAACAGCTTCTACTGGTTTATATGATGATGTAGTAGTTTCTGTTTCTTCTTTATCTTCTTCAAAGCATTCAGGTGTTACTTCAAATGTGCTATGTATTGGTTCTTCTTCTTCAATTGGTTCGCTACATGGCATTAATGAGCCTGCTTGCATAACTACTCCGAAACCAGATGGAACAGTATAATCAGTATCTTCTTCTACTTTAGTTTTTACTTTCTTGTTAAAATCATCTGTAAAGAACTTATGTAGTTTATATAGTGTCAAAAATGATGGGTCTTTGATTTCATTTCTTTCAAGCCTGCATATAATACTTTGTTGTACACCAACTTTTTTAGACAAATCTTTTTGTCTACCAAATCCGAATTCTTCTCTCAAACTTTTTAAGTTAATACTTTTAAGCCAATTTAGCAATTCTAACTTTTGGATATCTTTTTCTTTCTTTGTCATGTTGATAAGTTTCATATACTCATCTAATGTTTCTCCTGCTATACTCCTTTCCCCATTTTCTAGCTCTTTAATTTTTTCTTCATCTACATTTAGCATACTAGCTAGTTCCTTTCTGCTAAACGCACTCTTTTTGTTTCTCTTTTCATAAAAATTCATATTTAATTTCCTCTTTCTTATTATCATTAATTTTAAGCATATTTTGAAGCCCACTGTTGGACTTTTGGCTATGCCCTAGACCAATTTATCATTTGAACATTTTCGTTCAAAATAACCCCCTTAAAATATGTTCTAATTGTTTTGACGATTTTTCTTAATATAATCTAATATTGCTTCCCTCATAGCTTGTGAAGCAGTTGTGCATTTGCTAATGGCGACTTTTTTAAATTCTTTAGCCATCTCTTTTGACACTCTTGTAATCATATTTACATCATATTTTTGTTTTTCCACTTACTTATACCTCCTTTCAATTACATACTAATTGTATCACAAATGGTATCTTGTGTCAATACATTTTTTGCAAATAAAAAAATGATAGTAAAATTGATATTTCATTTAATTTACTATCATTCCAACAACAGACATCGTATCAACATAGAAACGATGTTCCAGAACTCTACTGGACTGAGTTACCTCAGTTCCAAACTAAGTATACCATTTAATTATTTAATTGTCAATACATTATTTAACAATTAATGTCTCTCCTGATTTTAAATCAATTTCGTATGTGCTATCTTCTGTAATATTATAGATGTCTTTGTATGTTCCACTTTCTTTAAGTTCTTCATCTAATGTCCTAATTTCTTCTTTTAGTTTATCATTCTCTTCTTGTAACTCTGCCATTTGTTCTTGATGACTTTCGTTTGTTTTTCTTTCTAAATTCAATTTATCATTAAGTTCTTGAATTGTCTTTTTCTGTGCTGATATATATGTATTCAATTCATTTATCTTGCTATCTTTCTCTTTTAAAGAAGCATTCAATTTTTCTATTTCGGCTTCAAGTTCTTTTACTTTTGTATCATCTTGAATTGGAGTTTCAGTTGTAAAATCTTTTGGCAAATAAATAAAGCCATCAAATGTATATTTATGTTTACTTGAAGACAATTTATACCCACTTGATTTTGTAAACTTTTGAGTATAGAATAATCTTCCTTTATAATCACTACCTGAACATAAAACATCTCCATTGTCATAGATTTCTTCAACTACCATCACATGCCCACTTCCATCTGATGGTTCATGTATCTTTCCACAACTCCAAACTATTACAGAGCCTAATTTTGGAGTTTGTCCTTTTTGATAAGTCTTTTCTTCTTGATACCAATTTTCAGCATTAGAAGTTTGTAATTTTGGTTTACCACTAACTCCTAGTTTATTTAATAGTTCATAAAATCTACCCCAAGCGTAACAAGTACAATTAGGCATTCCATACCCACTTTTATAAAACACATTGTCTTTATAATAAAACCTATTATCTGTGGTTGGTGCAGTTAATCTTGGTTCAAATGTCATATTAATTCCTCCTTAAATATATATTTTTTATTATTTTTTCGTATTCCATTTATGTATTCTCCAATATGCGTAACCTTTAATTCTTTTTGTGCTTCTCTCCTAGATTTAAAAGTATATAATAATTTATTGGTGTTTTTATCATAGACATAAACTTTTTTACTATTCTTTTCTTTTGCTAATTTTATTGCAATATTTCTATATTTATCTAAGCATTTTCTTGCGTCTTGTTTATAATATTTTAATCTCCTTTTATTCTTTCTTAATCCATGTTCTAATGCATGGATTTGATTTTCTCTATTAGTACAATATTCAAGATTATTAAGTTTATTATTGAGTTTGTTCCCATCTTTATGGTTAATTTGTGGTTTACTATCTACATTTTTTATAAATGTTTGTATTACTAATTTATGCCCTTTTATATTTTTTTGTTTACCATTCTTATAAAGAACATAATTTATATAACCTTTTTTATCAACTCTTGCTTTTAATATCCGTTCTGGTGTGGCGATATAATCAAATCTATTCCAACGTTTTCTTTCTATTGATTTAACTCTCCCATAATTAGATACCTGATATAATCCCTCATAACCTTTTATATCTCTCCATATTTCATTTTCTAATAAATTAAAATCAAACCATCTTTCACTATTTGGTTCTATTTCCTTATACATAACATCATCTCCCTTATAAATGATTAGGGAGCAGATAAGGGCTACTCCCTTGTTTATATTATACCACTATTAGTTAGTTCGTTCAAGTTTCTTTACTTTTTTCATTTCACTAAATGGTTTGAATATTTTACTTTCTAAAGCACTATATAATAAATTAGCGTCTATCCAAGTAAAGAACCCAGCCCACACACAATAAATCCATGTTGCTTTACTAAATGACCTTGCAAACAATGTTCCAATTATCATGCTTACTAAGAAACTAATTAGAAATAACCATTTTTTCTTACTCACTTGTTCTTTTATCTTTTGTACTGTTAAGGTAGTTACACACCCACTTGCTATTGCTATAACAAGTACTTGTTTTAATAAATCCATGTCTAACATATTATCTCTCCTTTATTCTATTTTTCCATTCCAATATTTATCTGCTATTTCGTGTATTAAATCGTGAGAATTTGCAACTAAATCACACATGATTTCCTCGTTAAAATCCATTTCCCAACTACAATATTCGTATATGTATATGTGCATTAATTCATGTAGCAATGCTCTGTTTTGTGAATAATAACAATTATTTACATTAAGAAATAACTTGTGGTCACTATATCTAACGAAAGCATAAAGCCTTACTATATCACTCGTATCAGCGTCTTTATTGTATTCATCAAATATTTCGTCATTTCCAACTTCTACTATCTCCCATGTATGGTCGTTCATTTTGAATTTCATATAATCCCTCCTTATGATAATTATACCATAAAAAAGAGAGTATTTCTACTCTCCATCAGTTTGCCATGTAAGAACTCCATTTATGTTTTTTAATGTTTGTGTTTTAGTAGCGTCATAGCCTTGTATTGAAGTTAATTTGTTGTCTACATAATTCTTTGTAGCAGCATGATTAATGTTTGTTGGGTCTGCTATAAATAGTGGGTCGTATGTGCTTTGTGTGTTTGCTCTTACTATTGCAACTCCTCCTCCTGCTATACCAGTAATTCTTGAAGCATTTGTAACTCCTGTTTCAATTGTAGAGCCTATATAAACTGGTGCTTCCCCATCTACATGAAGTTTTTGTATGTTTGTAATAGCATTGCTACTCATGTTGATATTACCATTTACATATCCACCACTTGTTTTTAGCATATAAGTGTCTTGCATTGTCCATACTCCATCAGAATATAGAACAAGTACTGACCTATTTAATTCTATACTAGTAAATCTAAGTTCTGTTTCTGTATGATATTTTAATGGGTACTCATCACTTCCAACCACTGCAATAACTGTTTTGTTTGCTGATATTGCTGCTTGTATCTCATCTATTGTTTTGTTTGCGTCATAGCCTGCTGTTTGATTTGCAGTTAGAGTTACTTTAAATACTCCATCTCCACCACCTGCACTTGCAACAGCGTCATCAACATACTTTTTAGTGGCAGGTTCTTGGGGGAAAGTCGGAACATACTTGTCAATACCAATAATGTTCTGCTGTATGGGTAAAAAATTTGATGAGTTTAAGTCACTATTACTATCAACAGTAATACTAGATACAACTACTGTCCCATTATCTAAATAACCATAAATATATAAGCACTGAATACTAATACGTCCATATAATTCAAGGTCACTGTGGGAAAATCTTGTTAAAAAACCAATATCTACTAACAAATATTGAAAATTGGCGCTTGGGGTTGAATGCTCTAACATGTATTTTATGTTAACACCTCTAGGTTGAAAGTTATATACATAATTCGATGTAATTTCATTGCTTGGAATTAATGCCATACTACCATAGCCGTTATCATAAGCATATTGTAATTGTTCAGTTATGAATGCTTTAAAAGCAGTATTATTACGTGGTATACCATTATATTTAGCATAATATATACCTTTATCTACTTTGCTACTAATTTCAATACTACCATCAGCCTTTTTCTCATATACCTTTTTTATTTGGTTAGTTTCTGGGTCTTTTTCACAATTTAAGGCTACTAAGTTGAAAGTGCTTCCGTCTTTTCTTACAGGTGAACCTTTAAGCATAATATATGTGGTATCTAAAGAACCAAATTGTGGTACTACAAAATGATATGTAATATAAGAATTTGCTCCTGTAGCACCCTTTTTGACTATTATACATGGCTTTTGCCCTGCTTCCATAAGTTCTTTGATTTCATTAAACATTGCAAGTGTAGTTTCTGATGTATCCTCAAAATCTGTGTCTCCATTATATTCATAGTAATAAGGCATATCAAATTTATGGCTAAATTCTTGGCTTATTTCATTCATTTTAGTATCAAAAGTGCTTTGGCTAACAAGACCACTAACCAAGTCTGCTACACTAAATTTTACTTCTTCCCCACTTTGCAAAGTTAAAACTAAAAAGCCACAACAATTAGCACAACGAGTTCTAACACTATCGTTTGAAAATAACACATTAGAATTAATTGCTACTTCCTGTGAAGCTTCGTTAATACTTTCTATCATAAAAATTCTCCTTTCTATAGTTTTTGAGAGGTTTTTCCTCTTGAAATATGTGATTTTGCACAATATTTTGAAATTTTTGTGCATTTTTGGTTTTTTTGACCCCCATTTTGCACAACTATTGTGCATTTTTAAAAAGATAGACTTTCGCCTATCTTTGACTTCCCAACATTGGGAAAGCAATCTCCTGTAATCAGGTTACCAATAGGCTTTTGCTTAGATTATTGTTGTGCTTCCACACCCACATGAACCATATCCCATATTATATGAAAAATATGGTGAATTAGTTATGTATGATGGCTTTGGCATAGGTTGAAGTGTGCTTATGATTTGATTTGCAAGATTTGCGTTGTTAAGTGATAAGTTTGTAGTATAAACTTGGTCTCTTAATTGTTGTATCTTATCTTCTTGTATCATATTACGAGTTGCTTCACCCTCAGCATGAATGGCAGTCTTTAGGTCACAACAACATTGTGCTTGATTAGCCAAAATTGCTTGATTTCCTAAAGCATTATCATATCTGCTTTATTGATAGGTCTTTTTTCATATTTTTCATATATATCATTTCCCCTCTAATGACATTTTATGTTATTTTTTGTCATATTTACAGCCACTTTTAAGCCACATAAAGTGTGCAAATAAAAATACACCACTCGTTTAGTGATGTATTATAACACATATTTTTATTTTGTCAAGATAGTTTTACACCAGTTTTTTTGATTTTCCATTTTTTGCTACGGTCATATAAATCGTGTATATAATTGTCTCCACCTCTGTCAAAATATCTATTGCATTTTTCGTTGAAACTCTTGTAAAGGTAATCTTCAACAAAGTCCATTTGGTCATATACATAAAATTTATTTGCCAAATCAACCCTCATATCATCAATTTGGTCTTGTTTTAAATCCTTAAATTCTTTCAAAACTTTTTTAATCATAGTTATCATGTAGCCAATTACTACAGGAATTAAATATGAAATAATTTTTTCTATAATCAGTGTTGCACTCATAAAATCTTATCCTTTCATGTACATTATATTATACAATTCTCATTTTGTCAAATTAGAAGTAGAAATGTGAGAACAAATATGGGACATTTGATGTACCACCGGTCGTAGTAGATGTTGGAGATATATATACTCTTTGTCCATTTATTCTTGCATGAACTGCCATATCATTAGCATTATTGATAACCGAAAAATCTGTAGTAGTGTATGTTGGAGATGGAGCATATGCACTATTCATTGTTCCAATATCATTCCATTGGTTTAAAGTTACGTTAGTAATAGTTATATTCCCATAAATATATTTCTTACCATCATCAAATTTATAGACATAAATTGCACCTTTTACTCCACTAGCCAATACTATAGCTTGATAACTAGTTGTAGCACCTTTTATATATCCACTATCGTTTGTAAGTTGGCTTGTTTTTGTTGGAACTGACGGAATTTGGTCAACTGTTGCAACTTCTTTCCATGCTCTCCAACTACTCCCATATGAGGTTCTATAAAACATACTATCTGGTTTAGTCATGTCATCACCATTTGGGATAAATATTTGCCCTGAAAAACCTGGTTCACTATTATCTCGTGGAGTTCTATATGGCATTGTTAGAATAACTCCATATTGCGAGCCACTAGGACAATTTTTCCCAACCCTTGTTGAATACAAGCCACCATTATATAATGTATTTACATCTAACTCCGTTCTTGGTCTCATTGTCATTATTGGTTCTTCATTTAGATATGCTTCTCCACTAATTTGTAATCCGTTTTTTTTGTTTTGGTCTAACATACCGTTTATGGCATATTTATAACCATTTCCACTTTTCATGTATGTGTCAAGATAGTTACCACCATCTAAATATGCTTCTTCTATGTCAGAATTGAATGTAGTTGTACCATATCCATCATATACTTGAACTTGAATATCATAAGCAATATTTGCAGTAAATCCACCACTAGAACCATTTTCGTGTATCTTAAAGGCACTATCTGTAGATAAATGACCATTATATACATTACCTATAGCAGTCTTGAAAACAGATGTTGCGTCATGCCAACTACCCCAAGTTGTCTCACCATGTTTTTTAGACCTATATTGGAATTTTATGACATCATTTGCTCTATTTGAGCCGTTGTAATTACCATTCCATAATTTTAAATCCAAGCCTAAGTAAGTCTCTGCGTCCATTCCATTTTTTCTTATGGTAGTTACATTACTTAATACTGGTGTTGTATAATTTGATATTAAAAGTGTTAGAGCCTTTTGTGCAGTTTTTGCAAAACCTCTACTATCTTTTGCAGTTACACTTAATACTCCACTATAGTTATATCTGTTTAGTGTGTGAATTACATCTGCACTAGATGAATAAGCTTCTGTAAGACCATCTTGGAATGTGTAACCACTAATTGTAGCAGCTTTCTTACCTACAGCCTTGTTTGCTGTGCTTATTGTCATTTTAACATTACTATAACCGCTTATTACAATTTGGTTGTTTCCAGTTAAAGCAGTAGTTAAAGTGTTAACATCAGCGTATGTGAAATTGTTAAATGTTGGCAACATCTTGCTTTGAACAAACGTGAATATTCCATTCAAACTTACATCTGAACCTATTTGTGTAGTCTTTGAACTATCGCTATATGTTTTTAGCACATACTTAAGTGTTAATGAAAGGCTTGGCACGTTCTTAGTTGCGTTATATAAAGTGTTATATTCACTTGTTGTAAATTGAATTGTGTTCTCACCATTAGACAAGTTGCCAGTAGTTTTTATTAATGTGTTTCCATAGTATATCAATATACATGAATAGAAATCACTTGAATACTTAGTAATGTTTACTTTTGTGCTTGTTTCATCTATATATTCCTTAACCCAATTGAATTTAGTTTCTCTAGGTATACTTGTTAAGGCTTTCTCACCAGTATCAAATTCTACAGGAGATATTGGTAGCCAAGCAGAAGAAAGAGAATGTGAATATTTTGTAGTTACTCTTAGGTTTAATGTACCATCAGAATTATGTTCAAAATCTCCCTCCCAACTACTTATAACATTTGTTGTAGTGCCTTTTGGGATAGAGGAAACGTTACTAGACACTCTTTGTGTAGTAGTTTTGCTCTTGCTATCATAAGTTGAAATCTTATTTGTTATCCCACTAAAACCACTATAAGCATGGTTGCCTAGCCCATAGGCATATTCAGTTATTTTAACATGGCTCTTATTATTTGTTTTATCAACACTAGTTTCATCTACAACTAATCTGAATGTAAAACTATTTTCATTATATCCTATACTTCTTACTGTTTTACTTTGGTCATATATTGTCATTTTATATACCTCCCATATAATTTATTGTTTCCTACTGTTATTCCAGTAGTTATTAATCCATCTACATTAGTAGTATCACTTAAAGCATTCTTCATATAACCCTCATATTTATTCAACCAGAATGTTTTGGTCTCTTTATAATACTGAGCGATTTCGTCAACCATTATTCTCATCTCATCATCACCAGAACGAATTTTATAACCTGTCTCATCTAGCAAGTGAGTTAGTCCCATTACCTCTGTTCTCTTTGGTGACCACTCAGTATAATCTCCATATTCAACTTTTATATCGCCTATTTGACACGTTGATGGGTTCTCTTCATTCCCATAAAGTTGGAACACAATGTATGCTTTGTTGATGTTAATTGTGTTATCATCTGATAATTTATATGCAGCGTTATATACACCTTGCCCTGACATATATGTAGTTGGCAAATAAAGATTACCGTTTTGGTCTATTAAATGCCATGTTTCAGACATTTCTACCCATTGTCCATCTATATAAACATATTTTAAATAAATCGTGTCATCATCAATGCTAGGTGATAGCCATGCTACAGTTGTATCGGTTGGGGCTGTGTCACTATAATAAACTTTTTCAGCATTAGTTATTTTTGGTATGTTATAAGTTACTTTGATTAATGAATTAGTAACATCTTCGCCCTCAGCAAATAAAGGTGGTGTAATATAATATTTTTCTTTATCAATAGTTTTTTGTATTTCATCATCATAACATATAAAATTTGTACTAACAATGAAACTTTTATTTTCCCCTCCAAATGAAAGCGTATGCCTAAATGATAATGTGACTTCATCTTCGTAAGGGGATATATCAAACATATCACTATATAATGGATAAGGTTTCCCTGTACCATTCATAACGATATTTAATGCTCTACCAGATAAATATTTTTCTTTAGTATCAGAAGAGGCTTCTATAGTTAAATTCTCTCCTAATGGGTGAGTTTTTGAAACGTCAGATACCAATAAGTTAGAAAGAACCCATGTGTTTGTATCATATAAATATATTTTATTTTCTTCATAGTTTTGAACTTTACCTGTACACCACCATGTATCCCCATCTTCTGGGTTTTCGGGTATTGTGTCACACTTGAATGTTGTAATACTCTCATCTTGTTGCCAACCCTCGGTATCATAGAACATTGTGTTCCTAACTAGGTTGTTACCACTCTTTTGGAAGTTTACTTCTAACCCATCTATGCTTTCTTTAATTGTTGTTATTTGATTAGTGTTATCATCTACCTTAGTAATTGTATCAATTATTGTAGCGTCTAATGTATTTATTTCCCTCTTGATAGTCTTTATAGCTGCCTTTGGGTCTTCTTCTTTTACATTGACTACTTCTTGTTGTTGTGCTGTTGGTATCTTAGGTTCTATCTTTGTCATTATGCTTTGTTCAAATGTTATTGTGTTGTCATTGATAGTTAGATAAGATTTATCACCTAAACTAAACTCTATGATATCCCATGCGTCTAAGGTTATATCTCCCACGTTTTCATTCTTTAAGGCATAGATTTCAGTGTCTTTTACTACATTGTATATGTTTTCAACAATAGTACTTATTTGTTCTCTAGTACCTGCCATGAATGGGTTATCAGACCTTATATAAAGAGTATTTCCAGTAGTATCACCATTCTCTATTCCCTCAAGTTCATATCTAACTCTTGTGATTTTATATGGTTCACCTAACTCCCATGTTTTACTTCTTAAGGCATTTATAGTAACACTCTTAGTTGCTTTTAAAGGCACTAATTTAAGTACACCATTTCTATCTATTTTAACGTTGCAGCCTTTTGTTTCGGCTATCCAACTTAACCATTGTTTTCCACTAATAGTGCTATCGTATGTTCCAGTAGTTATATTAGGTGTTTTAGGATAATTCTCGTCAAAATCTACTTCGTATGTGTTACAAATATATTCAAATATATCATTTGTTGTTCCAACATAATTAGCTCCTACTTGTTCCATTGCCCCACGTATATCTGTTGCAGGTTTGAACTTAACACCATAGTCTAAACAAGTTATCTCACATTTAGTATGATAATCTTCTGCCAAGTCATCTATTAGGTATTTACCCATAGGCACATATAACATTTCACCATTTAATATTGTCCCTATTGATAATGCTACTTCATTCCCACTTTCAATAGGTAGATTATCCAAATTCCTAAATGTAATAGTTATTTGTTGGGAGATAAAACTCCCAACATAAAACATATTACTTGTAGTGTCTATGATAGGGCTTGATATAACGATTTTGGCGATTTGGCTATAAGGCACATTTACTGGTGTCTTATTTTCCCCTTTTTCCTTAATGGCAAGTTTAACATTATATATGCTACTACCACTATATTCTTTATTCCTAAATGCTTGGGTTACATCAGTACCCTCACTATTTTTAACTATATAAGCCATATTTTTATCACTACTCCTCTACTAATGAGAACGTATGGTCTGTAAAGTTTTCGTGCCAGTTCCCATCATCATCTTTCCATACTCTCCACACTGTGATATTCTTATCACTTGCGTACATCTTGTGTACTCTAGGTTGTTTAGTCTTTTTATCTATAAGTTCTACATAAATCCATTCTGGGTCAAGTCTTTTTAATATATATGATAAGTCATTTTCGCTTAACACGTTATATGAGAACTCAACATCATATACATCATGTCTAACCCTATTTCTATGTGTATATCCTTGCAAATCTGTAAATGGGTCTTTATCTACATCATGAAGTGTTATTCCTAGACCAGATGGAGTAGGAAAATCTTGCAAATCTGTACACTTGTATTTGATTTGTCCATATTCATCATAGCCATCTTCTTGTCCAGTATGTCCTACTCTTATGTAGTTTTCATATTTACTATAATCTATTACTTGTTTTACCATTTCCTACCTCCTAAAATCCGTATTGTCTATCTTTCTGCTTTTGTTTGAATGTTATGAAGTCTAATAAGCCCTCAGCGTCTCCCTCAGCAGTTATATTAACATTAACATTTCTTCCAGTTGCCATTATTGCTTTTGCAACACCAGCACTTATTCCATCTACGATTTGGTCGTTATTTGCAACGGCTGTTTGTCCACCAATAGAACCAACATACTCTGGAGTTCTTTCATTTGCTAAGAATAAATCTCCCTTAGTTGGGAAGCCACCTTGAGCATATGCTTTTAATGAGTATGTTCCCAAATTTTTTACTGTAAAGCCTGATTTATCTTGCAATTTTATGTTAGTTATACTAAGCTTCTTTTTAATACCATCTGATATTGCTTTACCTATAGAACTGCCAAAACTATTTGCTATTTTTGTTGCGTCCCCTTTTGATATGCTAGTTTTGAATAATTTAGTAATACCTTTAGCCATATCTTCTAGGTCGTCTCCAAAATCTGAAGCGACATCGCCTAAATCACCACTGTCTATCTTTTGTAAACAGTCTATTATGATTTTAAGACTTTCACTTACTGCATTAACTTTGGCAACTTCTATGCCAGATATTTTTGTATAGTATGTATTAAAGTTTGTACCAAATGTTACTAAATCTTCCGAGAATGAAGCTAAATTTTGTTCCCCAGTAAACCAACTAAAGAAGCCACCTTTTTCTGGAAGTGCGTTGTATAACTCAGCTAATGATTTACCTGAGTTAGCTGCTGCTTCAACTATTTCTGGTTTGATATTTTTAATCCATGAGTAGAACAAAGCCATGTGTAATCCAAATTCTGGTAAATCTTTTGATAATTCTGTTAAGCTCTTTTTACCAGTGAACCAACCTTTTATTCCACCAACAGTTGGTAGAGCGTCGTTCATTTCCGCCAATGCCTTACCTGCATGAGCTGCAGATGTTACAAATTCTGCGTCAAAGTCTTTTCCTAAAGCCTTTTGGAACGAGTTCATTGCCTTACCAAAACCAACTATAGTTGCGAAAGTTTTAATTGCTCCTAGTACACCAAATATTCCAGATATACCATTAAGAACATTTGCTACTGTAAGTGCAAGTATTGCTTTAGCCACACATTCAGCACCTTTTGCTGCACTTTCGTCTATGTTGTTGACTGTTTCAAAGAAAGCACTACCATTTTCTGCAAATAGACTTAATCTAGTTCCTACTTCTGGCAACATTTTAGTAGCACTATCTATAAGACCCTCTACTACGCCACCGATTAGAGCACCAACCATTCTGCCTATGCCCTCAAAGACTAGGCACATTATATTTATACCCTTTTCAATAATTTCTTCCCCAGGGGCTATTTCCATAATTGCACCCATTGCTTCAAAAAAGGCTGTTAAAGCAAGCATAATCACCGCAAGTACTCCAAGCCCCTCAAGAATAGCTATGCCATTAGAACCAACAAGGAACGATAAACCAGTTAATAAGGCTAATGGTATTAATATTTTGCCTATGCCCTCAAAAACAGTTACAACTGAATTTATTCCAGCCTCTATTATACCCTCTGGTGCCAAACTTACTAATCCTCCTATGGCAAGAATTAAGACATCTGTTCCACTAATTATTGCGGCTAATTCTCCTAATCCCTTATATGTAACTTTACCTGTACTTGTTAATAAAGATAATCCAGTTAAACCAGCAAGTGGTATAAGTATCTTTGCAATTCCTGTGAATGTAGTAACTAGAGCGTCTGTTCCAGTTTCAATCCAGTCTTCTATATTTGGAAATTTTTCTATTAAAGCCCCTAATGCTGCTACATAAACTTCTACGGCAGTAATTATTACTGCAAGCTCTGCTAATCCTTTACCCAAGCTTTTCCAATTAGGTAATTTGAATGATGACCCAGTACCAGTCGTAGAACCTTTGTCTTTAACTCCACCAAGTCCAAATAACTTGTCAATTATACCTTTAATGCTTTGAATGCCTTTGATTACTTTAAGAACTGCTAATACTACGCCACCTACTACTGCTGCACTTGCTGCTATAGTACCAAATGTGACACCTAAGAATTTCCATTTCCCCTCAACTTTGCCAAAGCCTAGCCATTCCATAATAGTATCCCTTATTTTAACGGCTTTATTGTGTGCTTCTTTAAGTTTATCATTATATTCATCTAATGCTTCCAATGCTTTTGGGTCTACTTTGCCATAATCAGTTCCAGTTCCTGATGTTGTAGGTGTTTTGATTACATTAAGCTTGTCAAACCCTCTAAGAGATTTTTGTGCTGCTTTTGTTGCTTCGTTAGCACCATTCATATTATTCTTAAATTTGCTACTATAATCAACAATTGAAGCAAATGGAACTTCTATTCCAAAAAAACCTAATAACATTCCTAGAAGCTCATTTACTACCATTAGAATACCGTTTAAGACTGGTAGTATAGTTTGTAGTATTGGAAGTAAAAATGCTCCTAATTGTCTCTTAAGGGTGTCTATTTGTGCATTCCATATTTTGGTTTGATTAGATACATCATTTATAGTCGCAGCATAATTACCTTGTGCGTTTTTAAGTTGGTCTATTATTAGCAAATACCTTAATACTGCTTTTGTTGCTGCACTCATATTTGTAGTATTGGTTTGTATTCCAAGATTAAATGCTTTTTGTTTAATAGCATTATCTGTTACATCTGCACCAAGTATCTTAAGTGCTTCTGCTTCACCTGTAATACCACTTATTACCTTACGAGACATTTCATCAAAGTCTTCTCCATAATATGAGGATAAATCATTTACGAATTTAAGAAGATTTTCACTTAGTAGACTTGCTTCTTCATTTGCTAAGCCTAGTGAACTTGTAAATTGCCTAAATGTAGCCAAGCTACTTGTAAGTTGTGCTATATCAAGACCTGATAAGTCTGCCATAGTTTTAACAAGTTTCTCACCATTACTATTAACTTCACCATAAGCAACTTGTAGCCTTTGCATACTCTTGTTGTAGTCTACTTGTGCTTTAGTAACTTTTATCATACTATTAGTATATTTTTGTATTGATAATACCCAAGCACCAAGTTGTTTTATATCAAAAGCGTTTTTTAACTTCTTACCAGTATTTTCTGCAGCGTCGCCAAGTTCTTCTGTTGCTTCTGTTTGGCTTTGAGTTCCTTTTCTAAGAGCTTTCAAATCTTTTAAGATACCTTTCATTTGACCCTCAATAGCCAAAATCATATCTTCATCGCTCATATTTTCAACTCCTTTCTATTAAAATCTTGCCCAATTATTATATTCATATTGGACTTTATTGTTAATTTCTTTCTTTGTTAATTTTTTAATTGTTTTCTTTTCTTCTTTCTTGAATACTTTCTCATACGCAGGGAAGTCATTTTTCTTTCCTTTAGAGAACGCATTCCCTAATGAAGTTGAATGTGCTATAAAATTCATATTCCCATTAAGCCATGAATTATATTTTATGTATTCTGTCTGTTGTTGTTGTTCCATTTCCAACTTCTTCATAAAAGAAATTCGGTATGACCAATATAGTTGAGGGTCATCTTCCCAAAACTCTTCACTAGTCATACCGAACATTATTGCACTAGGGAATAGTTCATTAAGATAAAAGTCAGTGTATGAACTATATGTTTCACTAGAGTTCTCTTCTACTTCTTCTTTGGGCGTAGTGCAGTTAAGTTTTTTAATTCTGTTTTTGATATTTTATCTATATTCATGTCTTCTATCATTTGTTGTGCTAATTGAATTAATTGAACTTCACCATATTCTTCACAAGCTTTATCGTATAACTCATTTACTTGAGCTAAACTTAATTTATGTTCAGTATATAGCATTATCCAATATAGTTTTCTAAAAGTCTTTGATACTATTTCACTATCATTTAACTCTTCATTTACTGCTTCAAATGGGTTTGTATCATCTGTAATTTCGTTGCTTACGTTAGCATATTTTGTTTCCATTTCTTGAAGTTTAGCATTTTCTTCTCTACTATATTTCTCCCACGACACTAGTCCTTGTCTATTCAAAAATAAAGTGTATTCAACCCCTGAAATCTCTATTCTTTCTTTACTAATTTCGTTCATGATTTTCTATTCCTTTCGTTTATTTTAAATTATTCGCTACTCTGCAGATAATACAGCTACGGCGATACTTCTATATGAAGTTGCTTCACCCTCAGCAGATACTGTAAGTTCTATCATTGTTTGACCTGTAGTAACGCCTGTGATAGTTAATTTACCAGCAGAATAAGCTGCAGTGGCAACACTAGCACTTGAACTTGTAGCAGTAATAGTAGCATTTGGGCTTGTTTCAAGAGCAAGTTCATACTTTTCAGTTCCTACTAAAGTTACATCACTTAGTGGAGTTTCAATTATAGCAGTTTTCTTCATTATAGTACTTGCCATTTCAATTGGGTCTTCTTCTGCATTTGAAACTGTAATGTAGATAGTTCCTTGTTGAACACCATCAACACTTAAACCACTTCTTGCAAAATTTAGAGTACCACTGAATTTAATACCATTGTCCTCTCCATCTCTTTCTAAGAATGCTTTAGCCTTTCCTTTAACTTTCTTTAAAGCTCTGATATTGTCTCTGTGCCAGTTAAATGTATAAGTTTTTTGGTCTAATGTTTGTAATCCCTCACATTGTGTAACCATTTTATCACTAAGTACAGTCTTGTCTTGTGTGCTTGGTGCACCAGCTGTTTCAGGCATATCAATTACTGGTATTAGTAATGAATAAAGCCCATCAGCTCCTTGAATGTTTAATGAAGAACCTTTACTTATTAAACCTTTGTCAGTATAATATCTTTCGTTCATTTTTTCTCCTCCTATATTATTCTATTATTCCAACTCTGTTGAGTTGCATTAAATATCATTATATGTCTCTTGACATTGATATCTATATATTCTCCTCTTTGACTAGTGGTTCTAATAAAACCAACGTTTCTAAAGAATTTTGCTGTTAATTCTTTTAATTCATTTATTACGACCCTAGAATGATATGTTGTATTGCCTATAACAACATCTTTAGTATATATTTCTACTTGATATGTTAAATCATCTCCATACTCCATTTTATTCAGTGCCATAAGATTTGTATTATCAACATTATTTGCTTCTTTAAAAATTATTGTGGGAAAATTAGAAAATGACTGGGGAGTATCAGGAAGTACAAGTAATTTATCTTTAAAGACCGAATTAGCCTTTATAAATGAGTTATACTCTTTTAATAATCCTACTTCTAAATTCATTTTATACACCTCACAGTCATCATTTTATCTTACTTCTAACATATTCTGTAATCCATCTTCTAGCGTTCTTTTTAACTCTAATAGCAAGCTCATTGAAGATTAATCTACCAGCAAAGCCATTAGTCCAAATTATATTTCCATTTTCATCAGTATAGTACCAACCTCTATATCCGTGATTATTAACATCATATTCCCATTCGTCATTACGAAGAGGGGAACCCTCAGGGACTACAGTAAAGTTAGCACCTGTATAACCTATTCCATATTCTACTATCTTAGCAAGGCTAAGTTGGGCAGGATATTTGGCTTTGGTTGTCTCACTCATGTTTTTAGATGAAATATCAATTTTACTATCATTGAATATATATATCGTACTCCCCTCAATTTTGTATTGATGTCTACTAGCATAATAGCTAGTATCTATATTTTCTTTACCGTATGAAGAAAGTTTTTGAAGTGTTATTTCATTTAATGCTTTCATGCACCTTTCTGCAATATATTCATATAATTCTTTGCTAGATAGTATCTCCTCAATTTGAGCCAATTTACCATCTAGTTTTTTGAAGCCAGCGACGGAAAATTTAACAGTATATGTAGCCATTAGTCTAAATCTTCTTTCTTATCTATCTTAAATTCCTTTTTTGGTTGAAACATAGGTTTTTTCTTTTCTTGTTTCTTCCAACCAATATTTAGATACATTGAAAGTAAGTTATTAGGGATAGTCATATCAATAAGTTTTCCCTCTTCATTGATTTTCTCAATTTTTATCATTTTTTCCATATTATTTCCTCCTTTATTTTACAAGTTTTAGGAAGTATAGTGATATGCTAGTATTTTGGTTTCTAATTGAGTAAATCCTATAATCAGCATTTTCTCCATTTTTGACTTCTCCATCTGGAGTTGTGTCTATGTAGACATTATCAAACTCTTTGAATTTGCCTATATACTTGGCTTTATCAATTATAACTGCTTTCATCATTGAATTAGCATTTTCACCAAATTCTCTTATCTCACTATCTTCGCTTATACCTTGCACATTAAATCTATATTTAATTGGCTTGCCATAGATAACCTCTTGGTTTAAATATTCATCTTGTACAACGTCTAATTTCTTAGCGATGTATATATTACTTTTGTAATTAAGAATACTTCGTTTTTGTACATTATACATATCTATTCCTCCTTGCTTTTAGGTATACCTACTTTAGGAATAAGCATATTCATAAGGAACTCAGATAAACCATCAGTTTTTTTACCAAAGCTTAAGCCATTTTCGCCATAGCTTGTAAAGCCTTGTTTATCTGCTAGATTATATAATTCTACACAACATCTAAGTTGCCAATTATAATATTTTTTTGGAAGTGGAAATTCACTATAATCTTCGTAAGGATATAACACTTCTAAGGCAATTGACTTACTATCATCTAATAAATCTTTCAATACTTGTTCCCAAGTATTAGTATCGCCAAATATATCCTCATCAAAAGTTATTCTCTCTTTTAATTTTGGTAATTGAATACTTAATTCTTCTTCTGTCATGTTATATCCTCCTTAGATTTGTTTTAATTAACCTCTTGAAATTATTCTTACAAGTGGAACTAATTTTGGGTCAATATATACTTTGTTTGAAGTATCATAGTTGTTAGCAAGTTCCCAGTTTGCACCATTTTCAAAGTCAGAATTTAATGGTGATTTCTTAGTATTAGTTTTATAAGAAACTAGATAAGGAACTATCATGTATCTTACTCTTGAAATTAAATCAGTGTGTCCACCTTTTTCTTTTGGTTGTCTGTCTAATTCAACAGGTGTAACAGTACCCATATCTTCAAATTCAAAGAAGTTAGGTTTCATTACATAAGATGTATAATTTGTTGCAGGTACTACATAACTACCAACAGCAACATCAGCAGGTTTGAAAGCACCTTTATTAACATCTGATAATTTGATTTCTCCAGCAGCAGGTGTTTCGCTATTAGCAACAACTTTTAATGCACCAGGAGTGCTTTCAGTTGCACTATCAAATCCATCTTCTGTAGGCATATCATCATCAACGATAACTGTTCTACCATTCCATGTACCAATAGTTAAATCTTTTGTAATTCCTCTTTCATCAGTATATTTATTGTAATCAATTAAATTTAATCCCTCTAAGTTAGTACTTACTGCACTGTGCATAAAGATTAAACTTAAATCTGCTTTAAAGTCTCCTAAAGCCTTTTGTGCTGCTCTATTAAGACTATCTGCACCTAAGTTACCAGTAATTTGGTAAGTGTGCTTATTTACGAAATCATTAGAACCTGTCATTGAGAAAATACCTTTAAGCATAGATAATACAGTTGCTTGTCTCTTTTCCTCCCAGTATTCTTTAATTTCACTTGCTTCAGCCATGAAGTTTTTACCTGTAATTTCACTTACATAGTCATATTCTCCCCATGCGTTTGCTCTACCATAGCATATTTTACCTTGATAGAAAGTGTCTCTTGATGTTGAAGTGATGTCTGTTTCACCATCGTAGTTAACTTCATTTCCACCAATTCTTCCATAGATTGGTTCTACTTGATAGAAACCACCAGTTTGACTAGTTTGTTTTGCTTTATACTTATTAACATTTTGGAATATTGCACTTCCAATTAAAGCATTTTTCTTAGTACTTGGAACTGTTCTTAAATAAGTTTCAAATACTTCTTCGTTGAATATCTTTCCACGATAAGATCGGAAGAGCGTCGTGTAGGGAAA